AACCGCGGCCGGTACGGCAACACGCTGAAGCAGTTCGTGGTGCTGCCGCCGGGCGGCTATGCGCAGATGACCGGCACGGCAGGCCCGGGCGGCCCGCAGTTCGCCACCGCTACGCTCAACCACGGCACCTTCAATGCAGCAACGGGCCTGTATACCTGCACGGCCGGCGGCCTGCTGACGGTGACGGTGGGCGAGTGCCTGATCTCCGGCGGCCAGTTCCAAAACTCATCGGCCGCGCCGGTGTCGCCCTACACGATCACGGTCAATGGCGGCGCGGCCTCGGCCACGGCTTCGACCGAGAACCTGTACTTCCACCGCGACGCGTACGCTCTCGCGTTCGTTGATCTCCCTCTCCCCCGGACCGCGGTGGAAGCCTCTCGCGCCTACGACGAGGATCTCGGAATCTCGATCCGGATCGCCACGCAGTACACGATCAACAACGATGCCGAGCCGACCCGGATGGACATTGCGTATGGGTTCTCCAGCCTGTACCGTCCGCTCGGCGTGCGGGTCTCGGGCTAAGGGAGAGCGACGATGGCCTTCCCCGCAGTTACCAACGTCGATGGCTCCAACCCGGGCCCGCAAAGTGCGAGCTTGCCCGATACCGTCCAGATGCCGGTCGGCAATGTCTGGAAGATGGGCATCTTCAACCTTACGCTGTCGCCAGCTTCCGTGTCGGGCGCGACCTCGGCGGAGCAGACCTTCGCCACCACCGGGATCGGCCTGCTGACCACCGACGTGGTGCTGGTGCAGAAGCCCACCACCCAGGCCGGCCTAGTAATCGGCGGCTCGCGCGTATCCGCGGCCGATACGCTGGCGATCAACTTCGCCAATGTGACGGCAGCCACCATCACGCCGACCTCCGCTCAGGTCTACGTGGTGACCGTGCTGCGCGTGCAGCCGAACTGGTCGGCTCCGGCCTCTGGTAACCAGATCGATTGGTAAGCATGGCCGAACTCGCCGCCCCGGCGTTGCCGAAGACGGTATTCTTCGGCACGCCGTGCTTCGACATGGCGGTCTCTATCGATCACGATCATTCGATGGTAGAGGCCGCCATCCTCCTCACGCGGCTGGGCGTGCGCCTGCAGCGCAACGTCAATGCGGGCGCCGGCGCGTGTCTCGGCCGGATCCGCAACACGATCGTCGATGCCTTCCTGGCGAGCGATGCCGACGATCTGATTTTCGTCGATGCCGATGTCGGCTTCGATGCGCGCGTGCTGCCGCGCATCCTGTCGCATCGGCAGGAGGTCGTGGGCGGCCTCGTGCCCAAGCGCAGCGCCGAGAGCAATAGCGAGTACCACCAGGGCGCGCTGACCGGCGTCATCGAGGACGGGCTTTTCCAGGCGCTCGAAATCCCGACCGCCTTCCTGCGCATCAAGCGCTCGGCATTCGCGAAGCTCGCCAAGCCCTATTTCCGGCTCGAGGCGGACGAGAGCGCCTATGGCGAGGACATCTGGTTTTGCCGGCGCTGGTGCGAGACCGGCAATTTCCTGTGGGTCGATGCCGATGTCGGCTTCACCCATCGCGGCTCGCGCGCCTGGCGCGGCAACTTCTACGATCACTGCGTCGCAAGCGGGCTGCTGCAAAAGGCGGCGTGAGGGAAAGCCATGCCAAATCCGAGCACGATCTCCTACGGCAACATCAAGGCGCAATGGGTGCTGGCGATCACGATCTCGCCTTCCTCGGTGGCGCCAAACACGACCGTGGAGCAGACCTTCACCGTCAACGGGCTGCTGCTGGGCGACATGGTGGACATCAGCAAGCCGACCACGCAGACGGGCCTGGGCATCGTCAACACGCGCGTCTCGGCATCGAATACGCTCGCTATCGCCTTCATCAACGCCACCGCCGCCACCATCACGCCCACCGCGAACGAGGTGTACTACATCGAGGTCTCGCGCCCGGAAAACCTGGTCTCGAACAATTCGGCTCTGTCGCAGATCGTCTCGTGATCATCAGCCGCAACTCCTCGGAGGCCGACAGCTACTACCAGCTCGCGCGCGCCGGGCAGGTGTTCGTCGCCACCGCGGCCCTCACCGGCATGACGGCCTTCGGTACCGCAGCAGCGACGGGCGGCCCGCTGCTGTGGAACAACACCGGGCAAGCTGCCGGCGGCACCAGCAAGGTCCTGGCGGTCATCCTGGGCGTCTCGCTTGGCTGGACGACGGCACCAGGGGCGGCCGGCGTGGTCGGGATCACCTGGGGCACCGGGCAGACTTCGGCCCCGACCTCGACCACAACGATTACCGGAGTCGGTTGCACGCGTCCAGCCGCCAATCAGACACCCGCCTGCAATGTCTACAACAAGGGCACCGTTGCGAACGCCGGCGTCGCGTTCCTGGCGACGCACGAGGTCGATGCGACGGCGACCGCCGGCATAACCGGAGGCTTGATCGAGCCGCTAGATGGCCTCATCATTGCGAGCCCTGGCGATTGGGTATCGGTCGCAGCGGGGGCGACGATTTCGACGATGGTCGCGGACATTTCGCTGGTCTGGGCCGAGCTGACTTTCAAATGATGCGCCGATGCCTACGATGCCAAACGTCGTCGGGCTCGAATATCCGGCCGCTCTGACTGCGCTCGTAGCCGCTGGCGTGCGCGTGCTGCCATTGGGCTACTTTCAGGCCGATCCAGTGTCGATCATTTGGGTGCAGACGACAGCGGCTAAGCCGAACTTCGTTACAGCGCAGTCGCCCGCCAGTGGCACGACCGGCGTGCTCGCCAATTCCCCGATGACCCTGACCGTGTCAAACTTGCCGGTCGGAGTCGCCTATCCGGCGGGCGGAGGAAACACATGACGATTGGTGTTACCACAGCCCTTAACCTCATACAGGGTGCACTGCGCCGGATCAACTCCTACCAGTCGGGCGAGCAGATCGCCGCGCCCGACGAGGCGGATTGCCTCGATACCCTTAACGATCTGCTCGATTCGCTCTCGATCGACAAGCAGTACGTGTTCGGCTCCAACGAGAACATTCTGACCTGGACCGCAGGCAAGCGCTTGTACTCGGTCGGCAATCCGATCATGACGCTGCTGGGCTCCGGTCCATTCACCGGAACGCTGACGAGCGGCTCGCCCACGATCACGGCGATTACGAACATGCCGAGCAACTTGGTCGCGGGCGCTGCCGCTGCCTACGTGTGCGGCTCCGGATCGATCCTGACCGACGTGCAGGGTTTGATTCCACCGCTCACCACGGTGTTGGCGATCGGATCCACCACCGTCACGATGTCGGCCAACGCGACAGCGAACTCGAACGGCGCGGATAGCTTTTCGTACACGGTGCCGGGGGATTTTCCGATCCCGCGACCGCTGCGCATCACGCATGGATTCACGCACTTCAATGCGCTCGACTTCACGCTCGACGTGGCCTATACGGAATCTCAGTACACCGAACTGCTGTACAAGGCACAACCCGGGCCGTGGCCGACAGTGGCCTGGTGGAACAATCAGTTTCCGTACGGTCTGCTCAATGTCTACCAGTCGCCAGGGAACAGCGCGGAGCTGCATCTTTTCACCGACACGATCCTGTCGAACCTGACGTTGACCCAGGTTCTCGTTATGCCGCACGGCTATTCGCGAATGCTCAAGTGGCTGCTGGCGAAGGAATTGTGCGCGGAATACGGCTTCCCGCTATCGGAGTCCATCAAGACAAATGCTCAAGATGCATTGAGCGTTGTCAAGGCGCTCAACGCGAAGCCGGCGAATGTCGCTCGCTACGATCGCGAGCTCGTGCGCGGAAATCGCGTTGACGGAGGTTGGGTTCTTAGCGGCGGCTACCAACGATGACAAACGCAGACATCGGAGACTGAAATGGCCTACCCGAACCCGAACGTAAGCAGCGGCTCGACTCCCGGGCCTGCGAGCGAGACGCCATCGACTCCGATACCGATTCTTGCCACGTTCAACGCCGACGGGACTCTGGCTCAGGCGTACGGCGCCGGAGGCATCCCGATAGCGCTGCCGGTCAATCCGATGACCACAGCCGGCGACATCATCATCGGCGGAACTGCTGGCGTCGAGCAGCGT